CACAGGATTTAAAAATCAATCTAGATCGTGTTAGTCATATGATTACCAAGATGTGGATGGATGGTCCTAACGGCTACGGAAAACTTAAAATACTTCCAACTCCCATGGGTCAGTTGATTCAGACCATGTTGGAGTCGGGAGTTAAACTAGGCGTCAGTTCCAGAGGTAGTGGAGAAGTTGACGGCGAAGGTAAAGTACAAGGATTTGAAATTATTACTGTAGATGTTGTAGCACAGCCCAGCGCACCCGGCGCTTATCCTACACCAGTATATGAACACCTAATGAATAACACAGGCGGTTATCAGGCCTATCAAATAGCACAGCAAGTTCAAGGCGACCCTAAGGCACAAAAATACCTAGCAGAGAGTTTGAAACGAATAATTTCAAATCTCAAATAACAAGGAGAATCACATGTTAGATATCGTAAAACAGTTGTTCGAAAACAATGTGATTTCCGAGGAAATCAAATCGGAAATTGAATCCGCTTGGAATAGCAGAATTCAAGAAAACCGTGATGAAGTCACTGCTACACTACGTGAAGAATTTGCACAGAAATATGAACACGACAAAGGCGCTATGGTAGAAGCTGTTGAAGCTATGCTAACAGATCGCCTGCAATCAGAACTAGGCGAGCTTGCAGAAGACCGCCAAGGACTAATTGAAGCTCGTGCCAAGTACGCAAAGAAAATGAAGGACGATGCCAAAGCAATGGAATCATTTGTGCTTCAGAATCTCAAGAAAGAACTTGCAGAACTACACGAAGATCGCAAAGCAGTAGCTGGTAATGTTGAAAAATTAGAATCTTTTATCGTGGATGCACTAGCGAAAGAAATCGCAGAATTCCACACTGATAAGAAAGATTTGGCCGAAACCAAAGTAAAATTGGTTCGCGAAAGCAAGGCTAAATTTGAACAGATCAAGAAAGATTTTGTAGCACGTTCCGCTAAAATCATTGAAGAAACAGTCGCAAAAGGACTGCGTTCTGAAATGACTCAGCTACGTGAAGACATCGAAGCTGCTCGTAGAAATGACTTTGGTCGCAGAATTTTTGAAAGCTTTGCCAGCGAATATGCTGCAAGTCATCTAAATGAAAAATCTGAAACCGCAAAACTTCTCAAAGTAGTTGCAGTCAAAGAAGCAGAATTAGAAGAAGCAGCACGAGTTGTTGCAGATACACAATCACTAGTAGAAAATAGAAATCGTGAACTACGCATCATCAAAGAAAGCAGCCAACGCAAAGAAGTTATGAGCGAATTGCTAGGCCCATTGACCGGTGACAAGCGTGAAGTAATGAGCAGTCTACTAGAATCAGTACAGACAGAAAAGCTACGTACAGCTTTCGACAAGTATATCAGTTCAGTGATGAACGGTGCTACCCCGGCGAAGAAAGTACTATCTGAAGGCAAAGAAATCACAGGCGACAAAGCACAGGCACAACAATTCAGCAGTGAAGAAAAAACCGCTGAAATATTTGACATCCGCAGGCTTGCGGGACTAAAAGTTTAAGGAGAACTATAATGTCACAATTACTCGAGTCACGCTGGTCGGAAACCAAAGAGGCACTGTTAGAAGGTCTTCAAGGTAACAAGCGTTCAGTAATGGCAACTACTCTAGAAAATACCCGCAAGTATTTGTCAGAGAGTGCTACTGCTGGAGCTACATCCGCCGGTAACGTTGCAACCCTAAATCGTGTGATCCTTCCAGTGATCAGACGTGTGATGCCTACGGTCATCGCTAATGAACTAGTTGGCGTACAGCCACTAACTGGCCCAGTTGGACAGATCCACACTCTACGTGTTCGCTACTCTGATACATTCAGCGGCGGCGCAGGCGGATCTACTACAGCCGGTGAAGAGGCACTAAGCCCATTCAAGATTGCTGAAGGCTATTCTGGAGCATCTCCAGGTAAGCCAGCTAGTACCGCTGCACTAGAAGGTGTTGCTGGTAACAAACTAAGCATTCAAATCTTGAAACAAACAGTTGAAGCTAAAACACGTAAGCTATCAGCTCGTTGGACATTTGAAGCTGCTCAAGATGCACAAGCTCAACAAGGCATTGACATCGAAGCAGAAATCATGGCTGCTCTTGCACAAGAGATCACAGCTGAGATCGATCAAGAAGTTCTACGTAGCCTTGCTTCATTGAGCTCTACTGTATTGACCTATGACCAAGCTGCTGTATCTGGTACAGCAACATTCGTTGGTGACGAACACGCTGCTCTAGCTGTTCAAATCAACCGTGCTGCTAACTTGATCGCTCAGCGTACACGTCGTGGTGCAGGTAACTGGGCTGTTGTTTCCCCAACTACATTGACACTACTACAATCTGCTACTACCAGCGCATTTGCTCGTACAACAGAAGGTACATTCGAAGCACCTACAAACACCAAGTTTGTTGGTACATTGAACAGTGCAATGAAAGTGTATGTTAACACATACGCTGAGAACGACAACGTTCTTGTTGGTTACAAAGGCGGTTCTGAGTCAGACGCAGCAGCATTCTATTGCCCATACATTCCATTGATGAGCAGCGGTGTTGTTCTTGATCCAGCAACTTTCGAACCAGTCGTATCATTCATGACACGTTATGGTTATGTTGAGCTAACAAACACAGCATCATCTCTTGGTAATGCTGCGGACTACTTGGCAACTGTTGCTGTAACAAGCGCAAATCTACGTTTCGCTTAATACGCCGAACGTTTTGCAAACTTCAAAAAGGCTCTTCGGAGCCTTTTTGTTTGGCTTAAATACCTTGATGCAGGTAACCAGTGACCAAGATTTCCCCCAACTGCGCAGACACATCAATCAATGGCGCATGCGATTTCCTATGTTTGCTCACGATGTTCAACAAATTGAACGTATGGTAGAACAGCACATCGTAGAGTTCAGCAACGCTGGCATACGCTATAGACAAACACATAGTCGCAGCCATTTAGAAAAGGCACAGCGAGAACTAGATGAAATCAACCGAATCGTTGCCACAGTGGAAAAAATGGAACTGATGAGTCTGCTGAGCCGCGGATAAATAAAGTATCTAAGTAATTATGCGGTACCCACCGCGTAGACCTAGAACGTCAAACACAAGGAGAAACAAATGGGACGTCCACTAAACAAGAGATTTTTTGGTTTATTAGATGATGGTACTAACATCACAGTAAACTGCCAAGTAGGATCAAATGCAGAATCTGTACAAGGACAAATACTGCGTCAACGATCACCAAAGAGGTTTTTAGTTAACGATACTAAAGACGGAACAAATAAATTAGCTGGTGATACTGGAGCAGAAGGTAATGTAGGAGTCTGTCAACTGGTAGACAAAGCCGACGGTTCACTCGATGCTAATGAAATGAGCATCATGGGCTATACTGCTAACGGTACCGGTATTAGACTAGCTAAATTATTCAATAAAATCGTAGTAGATTTTAACGGTAACAGATACAAGTGGTCAGTTGTCAACGACTCGTCTACCAGTGTAATTTCATTAACAACTCCCTAATATAGGATCGTAAATGGGACAGTTTTTCAAAGTCAACGGTGACTATAATATAAAAACAGCAGAAGGTGCCAAGATAACACTTGACACTGGTCCTGCTGCTTCCGGCGGGTCAGTAAGAATCACTGGAGATCTTGTTGTTGAGGGACAAACCTTAAATGTGGCTGCTGCCAATCTCAATATTACAGACAATATTATAAGAATCAATGATGGTGAAACTGGAGCTGGAATCACACTAGTTTATTCTGGTCTGGAGGTTGAGAGAGGATCGTTATCAAATGCCAGTCTATTGTATGACGAAACAGCCGATACCTGGTTAATAGCAAACAATTCCGCTCCAGGTCCATTTAACTACGATGAAAGCAATCTGCGATTGCGTAGGATCTATACTAATCCGACCACAGACGATGGTGATCTTACATTGATAGGCACAGGTACAGGTTTAGTCAAAGTTTTTGGCACAACAACCTACGAAGCACAGATACTTGCCAGAGAAGCTGCGGTCCCAGGCAGTGTCGACGATGTGTTGCCAAACAAAAAATACGTAGATGACGCGATTCTAAACAATCCCACATTCCAGATCGTAGCGCCGCAGAGCCAAGACACTAGAGTCATAATCACAGACAAAGAAATAACTCCCAATCTAGCCGCAACTGCGGGATCTTTACAATATTTCAACACAGTAACAGGTTATTCGACCAGCGGAGAAAGCGCTGTTTCTGTGATTGTCGACAACACACTAGTGGGTCAGTTCTATAACAATCGTTTAGAAATTTCAGATCTTGAAATTGGCGGTGGCATAGACAGCAATGAAATTACCACCAAGAACGGTATTACTAACCTCAACGTCTATGTGAGAACACAGGGCACAGGTAAATTACAGACTAACTATGCCATACAGCTAGAGAAGACAGGTGTGGTACCTACCTATGTCTCAGACAACATACTGCTCTACGGTGATACTCCCGGTACAGGTACATCAGGTGTATGGTTTGTCAATGATTCAGCTGAAGCAGCAAAGCAGAATGGAGAGTTAATTAGCAAAAACCGTGCCCTGGTATTCAGCATGTTATTTTAAGAGACAAATATGATACGAAATTATGAAAATCCGGAAAACACAATTTTATTAATAGATTCAACCAGTGTTACCGTGCCGGTTAAGGTGTTTACCAGTTCAACCACAGGTGGTCCTATCGGAGGCGCTGTCACAGGTAGACAAAATGCAATTACAACAATAGCACTATGTAATACTGCTGCACCTAGTGCTGCTGATGAAACAACCAACGCAGTCACTGTGAACATCTATGTGGTGCGCAGCGGCAAGACCGCAGGCAGTGGTAATTTAATTGTAAGCAATCTTACAGTACCGGCAGGAGAAACTGTGTTTTTCTCGGAAGAAAGATTGGTGTTTGACAACGGTGATGAACTGTGGGTTGGCACATCTGCCGCAGCAAGACTGAGTGTAACAGTGAGCGCACTAGCAGTATGAAGTTCTTAAAGACCAAAGGTATTTCAAAATTCAGTATCAATGATCGCACATTGATTGCCTATCCTGACGGAGTAGGTCCAGGCAATCGAGTAGTAGTAAATGCCAAAGGCGGAATGATGCTGCCTAAAGGAACTACAGCACAACGCCCACAATTAAGCAGTGTTCGCCAACCAACAGATGCCAACGGAACTATTCGTTATAACACATCATTATCATCTATTGAAGCATATGTAGGAGGCAATTGGGTAATAGTAGCTAGTCCTGTGGCTTCAGCAATTGTTAAACAAACTCTAGGACCAGGTGATGGAACAGAAACAGTGTTTGGACCGTTGAATTCTACAGCAGCATATGTAACAGCATATTCAGCCAGCGATGATAATATTATCGTATTAATTGAAAACGTATTTCAAATAGGTGGCGGGCCAACACACACTGGCGGAAATTTTAATGTGTTACAAAGTGTTGGTGGAAGTTTGGCAGGACCAAATGCACCATATGCAGACGGCTGGTATATCAAATTCGCATCAGCAGTGCCAGCATCAGGAGGAGGTGGTAATCCAGTTTACGTAACTGTATACTACGGATACGCCAATTAATCATGAGTCAACTAGGACGCATAAGTGGACCGGTACTCACAGACAACCTACTACGTGCAGGAGTTGATCTTGCGTTTGAAACTGATCTACTTTATCTAGACGTTACCAACAATAGAATCGGTATTAAAGATTCTACTCCTATCTATGATCTAGATGTAAATGGCAACATATTCACCAACGAACTCACGGTAACTACACAGGCTGCGCTGGGTAATCTGCGTATTAATGCTCCTAACACTTTTTCCACCAGTGTAGGCGGCATAGACGTTTTTATCAACGGCGGTGGGGAAATCTTTCATGACAGAGTTATCACAAATAATTTGGTCGTTGATGGTAATCAGATATCTAGCATATCAAACTCAAACATAGTTCTAGACCCCAACGGTTCAGGCACAGTAGAACTTCGAGCCAACACAGATATCGTTGGTGATCTAGCCGTCACAGGCAATATCACTTTGCCAGGTAATCTGACCAGTCTAGGCACAGTAATAGTTGGCGATAGTCCTATAGATACAGTAACAATATCCCCAGATTTTACACAGAGTATTATTCCGGGAGATGATGCTACCTATGCCTTGGGTGCAGATGCTGGTGATTCTAGTCCTCGCCGTTGGACAGAACTACATGCTCCCCAATGGCAAGGAATTTCTACAGGAGCGTGGCCTGGAAGTGGCCTGGTGTCTCCCTTCGTCACAGTTAGCAGTCAACTGACCTTAAACGGAAACATAAACAAGATATCTGCCATACAATCAAATGAAGATGTGTTTCTAAATCCCAACACCGGTATCACAGATATCGAAAATATTCAGTGGCAGATCAATAACATCACTAACCTCAGCAACACTGCACTCACTATAGTAGGCACAGGCATAGGTTACTATCAGTTTGCAGGTACTAACGGTATGGTAATACCGGCTGGAGACAGCTCTCAACGTCGAGCAAGCCCCGAAGTAGGTGAAACTCGCTGGAACACAGATGAGGGATATCTCGAATGCTATGACGGCACAGTATGGGCTGTAAGCACAGGTGGTGGTATCGAGGTTACGGTAGAAATCATGGAAGATCTCGGTCACGCCTATACCCTAATGCTGGGGTAATTTCCAAAATGGATAAATACTTTTAATTGCAGTAGTTGACCAAATTACTGCAGGATCCGACTGTGGTAAACCCGCAAAGAGCCGAATAGGCTGCAAATGAGGTTAACGGTGAAACACCGGGTTATTTTGGAGAGCTAATGGCTATTGGTCGTATTTCCGGTCAGCTCTTGAAATCTAACTTGCTCCGTGCGGGCGAGAATTTAGCTTTCGAGACAGACTTACTCTATTTGGATGTTGTTAACTCTCGAATCGGGATAAAAACAGCAGCCCCTAGCACAGACCTTGATGTCAACGGTCATACTCGATCAACCAATCTCACTGTAGACACACAACTAAATGTAGGCGATCTACACTTCACTGGTAATACTATCACCAGTGATTCAAATACTATTAATTTTGCAGCTGCCGCAGGTGAAGCCACGGTATATCATTCAAGACTGCAGATAGATGATCTGCAGTTACAAGGCAATACAATATCTACCACTGTGAGCAACAGTAGTATAGAACTAGATCCTAACGGGTCGGGCACAGTTAATATAATTGCTAATACTAACATCACCGGTAATCTAGGAGTCACCGGCAACATTTCCGCTACAGGCAACGTGGTCATAGGCGGCAACATACAGATTGGTGATGCGCTCACAGATAATATCATTATCAATGCCAGCATCCGCAGCGACCTCGTTCCAGAAACAGACAATACCTATGATCTAGGTTCTGCCACTTATCGTTGGAGAGCCATTTACTCTGTAAATCTGTTCACAGATACTATTTCTGTGCCTGCATTAGATGTGGGCAATTTGATGTTCCGCGATAACGAAATTACCACTACTACAGGACAAGATCTTTATATTGATGGCAACGGTGTTGGCGGCGTAAGGCTTGGAAATTTTCGCATAGTAGACAATGTGATCACTAATGTGGTCTCCGATGCTGTGTCGCAGATTGTTCAGACAGGCATTGGTTATTTTAAGATACAGGGCACTAACGGATTTGTGCCTCCGGTAGGTGTAGATGCTAATAGACCAACTGCTTATGCTGTACTAGGTATGACAAGATTTAATTCAGATTCGCTGGCTTTAGAAATATGGGATGGCACAGACTGGGCAAGTCCCGCAGGTTCATCAGGAGCCGTTTCTGTCGCAGAAGCCAACGACATTGCAGCACAATTAGCATTGACACTAGGATAAACATATGCCAACAGTATTCAAACACGCTCTGGTAACACAAATAGGCACTAGTCCCACAGATGTGGTAGAGATTGGTGCAGGAGTCCGAGCCACAGTTATAGGCTGTAACCTAGCTAATGTTACGGAGTACGACACTGTAGTAGTAGACGTTCAGATAGTAGGTGTAGATACCACTGTGGTATACTATATAAAAGGTCTTACAATTCCACCAAATACATCTGTGAAAGTGATCACACAAGGTGAAAAATTAATTCTCCCCGCAGAAACAGAACTGCGGATGGTCAGTGATACAGCAGACAGTGTTGACGCTACCGTAAGTTACGTTGAGATATCATAAGGAATAATTATGCCAAGCACATATTATCTAGGAACAAGTCCAGACGAAGCACTAGGAGATTCACCTCGATACTGGTATGCTCTGCGCAGAAATTCCGACGGGGAATTATTTCTGCTACGCAGCGACCAACTCAAAGACAAAGATTCCATCGAATTAAATCTGCCAGGAGCGCCCGAAGAAAATTTCGAGGACTTCGAACCAGGTGTAGATTTTCTTGATGGAATTGAAGCAGATCATGAATTAGCATTTGAGAACCTTGTATGGGTTCAGCAAAGATGGGACAATAGAAACATGCTTTACTACATCGATAATGAAGGTAGACTAACCCAACGTATCAATCAAGGTTATATCTATCCCACTGGACATTCAAGTTAAAACGGAATAAATTATGGCAGAATTTAAGATCAGTAGAATTAGATACACATGGCGTAATACGTGGGGCAACGGTACGGCATACAATCGCGATGATGTAATTAGATATGGCGGCAGCACATGGATTTGCCAAAGACAACACACCGCTTCAACATTTGCTGCTGATCAGGCGTTCCTAGTAGGAGTAGATCCAAGACCAGCTTGGCTCAAGATGACAGACGGTTATGCCTGGAGAGGCATCTGGACAGCGTCTACACTATATAATCCTGGAGACCTTTCACTATACGGCGGAATTATCTATCTGTGTGTGACTAGTCATACATCTGTAGGAATATTCGATGATAATGCAGCAAATTGGGCTGTTTATCTATCTGCAGATAATTGGAGAACTGCTTGGCAACCTGATACTCTTTATGGTCCAGGCGATGTAGTCAAGTACAATGGTAGAGTGTATCGTTGTAGGTATGAACACGTCAGCGAAAGCGTCCTAATCGGATTAGAAGCAGACGACAGTTCGACAGGTAATTGGCAAATAGTTCATGAAGGTATAGAATATGTCGGAACCTGGGTAAACGGAACCAGATATAGAGAAAATGATCTTGTCAAATATGGCGGCAGCGTTTTACGCTGTATCGTGGGACACGAAGCTCAAAGTGTCATCACGAATTCAAATTTTATAACTGAATTTCCAGGATTCAACTACGCCAGCAGTTGGTCAAGTAATGATTATTTTGCCATCGGCGACATTGTACGGCATGGCGGCTATCTTTACTATGCAACGGTCAACAACTACAATGAGAATCCAGATGGCAGCACTCAGTGGGCTGTAATTAGTAAAGGAATTAGATTTCAAGGCACATGGAGTGCTGACCAAGATTATAAAACTGGGGATGTAGTACGTCGCGGAGGCAATACATATATCGCTATAGCTGACACGGTCAACGACGGAAGCAGCCTAGATTATTTAGATTCGAGCAATTGGGAACTATTAACTTCAGCACAGAATGTTAGAGGACCATGGACGCAGACAACTTCTTATAGCATAAATGATGTCATTGTATATCTAGGTAGTGCTTATAAATGTACTGTTGAACATATTGCTTCTGGAGAAAATTTTCCAGGAGATAACGGTAGCGGATTTAATTATTGGGATTTGTTGTTACAGGCAGGATCAGAAGTAGGATTAAGCAGTGTCGGAGATTTGCTCACATTTGATCTAGTTAACAGCAATAAAGGTGATAACAGTACATTTGGAGTTACAGCAAGGAGTATCGGTGATGCTAATAAGTTATTAACAGCAAGCTCAACTGGATCTTTGTCTTATGAAACTTCGGGCAGCCTCAACAGAACTGTTTTTGTTTCGGTACATGGCATAGATACAATAGAAAATCCGCTTCAAGGATACAGTATAGATACACCGTGGCGCACAATCAGGTATGCCTGCGAACAGGTAAACGACGGATATTCCGGAACCACCACAGTTGAAGTCACAGCAGGTCAGTTCGATGAAATTGGTCCTATTATTGTGCCAGCAAACACAGTTGTGTTAGGTGCAGAATTACGCACCACCAGAATTAATGCATCACCATCGGTATTACCAACTCAAGATGCGGTCTATCATATTGAAATATTAGCTAGAATACGCAGCATGATAGATGATCTAATATCTGGAAATGCCGTGACTCCTTCAAAGAGCGGTAATAATACAGAAAATCCCGTGGTGCTCACTCTAGCTGTACCAGTGAATGCTACAAGTGTGGTTGAAAATTTATTCACAAATATTATATCTACAATAAATTTCAATGTTAATTCTTCTGGTACTCCGCCAATCCTTGTTGGTACAAACACCGCAAACCTATCAGCAGAAATCGAAAACCTTCGCACAATTCTTACAGCTAATACCAATTTTATACTTGCAGAAGCTCGTTCATATCTAGCACTTTCTTATCCTTCATATAATTTCAATTTTACATTACTCGATGTATTTTTAAAAGAATATTTGAATTCGATAAAATATGATCTAAGATATACAGGAAATTACAAAACACTGAGAGCTGCTGAATACTATGTAAACAGTGTGCTTGGTTGTACCACGAATGTAAACATGTTTTACATGCGAAATGCCACAGGGTTAAGAAACTGTACATTGACTGGAATAGAGGCAGAATTAAGTCCTCCCCTTGCTTTTGATCTGTATCAATTGCCCTTGGGTGGCACTTATGTAAGTTTAGATCCGGGCTGGGGACCAAACGACACAACAACTTGGATTTCTACTAGATCTCCCTACATACAGGGTGTTACCACTATTGGTACTGGATGTGTCGGACAAAAAATAGATGGCGCATTGCATAACGGAGGAAATCGTTCAATGGTAAGTAACGATTTCACTCAGGTGCTAAGTGACGGAATCGGTGCTTGGGTTCAAAATAACGGCCGAGCAGAACTGGTGTCGGTGTTCTCATACTATTGCCACATAGGATATCTAGCAAAATCTGGCGGAAAAATACGTGCCACTAACGGAAACAGTTCATACGGATCGTATGGCGTGATTTCAGATGGTGTTAATGTCGACGAAATACCGCGAACTGCTGTGATAGATAATCGCAGCGGACAAGCAACGGTCGCTGCAGCATTTGCCGGAGATTTCGTAGACGAAATACAGAATATTGAATTTTCTCACTGTGGTGAAAACTATACCACTGCACAAGGCAGTGTTCAGGGTGCCGGTGTTAATGCAAGTGTGATATTTGAAGATTTCAGAGACGATGCTGTTTTTGAAGCTAGAATTATAGATAAAAATACCACTGGACCGCAATCAATAGGCGGGGGAGGTTTTGTTACCACAGGAAACAATGCGCAAGGAGGAGATGCCACCACTATCACATTGGCTTCAAACGATCAAAACACATTTACACAGTATAATGGTATGAGAATTATCATAACCAGCGGTGCTGGAACGGGTCAATACGGATATATAGGAGCCTACGATAATATTACTAAGATCGCTACGATTTATAAAGAATCAGATGGCACAATCGGTTGGGATCATGTGGTATCAGGAAAACCGGCAACAGTACCCTTATTAACTAATACGGTATATAGAATAGAACCAAGACCGGTGTTTTCAGCACCGCCTTATTCGGCCACGCAGATTATTGGCCCAGAGAGTGCATCTTGGACCAACATAATTTATGGTGAAACAACTGAATCGTTTACAGATATAGCTACCACCACAGCAGGAACTGGTACTGTGATTGAAGTTACTCCGGCCTACGCCTCATTCAATGTGGTGAAAAATGGTAGAACCTACACCATCACGCTGAATGACGGAGGAGCAGGATATGCTGTTAATCAACTATTAACTATTCCTGGAAATTTACTCGGTGGCGATACTCCAGGCAACGACATAGTAATGAAAGTACTTGACGTAAGCGATGACAGCACAAACTCTGTGTTATCAGTAGCAGAACAGATTGTAAATACAGGAAATGAAAGTTTTGGAGCAGGCGGCAAATTCATAGCTGTGGCTTCCGGCACCAATGTCGCTATGTATAGTGACGACGGAACAACTTGGGTTGGGTTTAACATGCCGAGCTCGGGAAATTGGCAATGTCTTGCAGCAGGCAGAGTTACATATCCCGCATTGGGTAATCATATATTTGTGGCCATACGCACAGGCAGTGCGGTGGCAGCCAGCTCCCCGGATGGATTTACATGGACCACTAGATCCATGCCGGCATCTAGATCTTGGAATAGTGCCATCTACGGTGGCGGTGTATTTCTTGCTATAGCCACAAATTCTAACTCTGCCGCTTATAGTTTGAACGGCACAAGTTGGACCACAGTGGCACTGCCTACATTTGGCGACTCCACCCTCAACGAATGGATCGATATTGCGTATGGTAAAAACACGTTTGTTGTATTAGCAAACAGCGGCAATACTGTTGCAGTAGGAACCTATAATTCTATAGCAAATACATGGTCGTGGGCTGGACATATCATGGATGTGATTGGTGATTCGTCTGCTAAAGATTGGACCAGTATCAGTTACGGTAATAATAGATTTGTGGCATTATCAAGTACAGGCGAAGTTGCATACAGCTTTGATGGCGTTGATTGGTTACCTGCTACGATGCCCACACAAGATGGATCAACCGCACACTATTGGAAAAAAATCAAATATGGACAAGGAGTATTTTTTGCCATAGGTGACACCGGTGGCCGAAACATAGGAAACGATGCCAGTGCCTTTGAGACTAATTTTGCCGCTACCAGTTATGACGGAGTAGTTTGGACTTCAAGGCAATTGGCCAACAGTAAACTATGGCAGAACTTGGCATTTGGTAATCCGTACATTGATTCGCGAGATTCAACGGTAGGCAAGAAAACACCAATGTGGATCACTGTTGATAACTCTAATTATATCAATAAAATACAAACCGGTGCCACAGCATTAGGGCGTCTGACACTGAGTAGCGGCATAATCCGTACTGTAAAAATATGGGATCCTGGTTCTGGATATATTGAATCACCAACTCTAACAATCATAGATCCCAATAATTCTTCTGATCCTGCTGTAGAATGTAGAACCGGCGACGGAGTTCTAGCACAACCAAGTTGGATTAACAGAGGACTGGGATATAGAACTACCAGCACAACTGTGACAATCACCGGAGACGGCTATGCCGATGTAATACCGGTAGGAAAATTCTGTGTTTTGAACGGCCTAACACAGTATCCGGGCCCTGGATCTAGTCTAACAATAGGTAATCTTCCAGATTTTTACACGTTGGTTGCTATTACACCTCTTGACGATACACCTTTAGGATTGTCTGCACAAATTAGAATCAGTCCAGAATTTAAATCACGTGATTTTGTACAACACGACACATCAATAGTTATTAGAACAGACATAAGTCAGTGTCGTGTTACTGGACACGATTTCTTAGACATAGGTACAGGAAATTTCGAAGAAACCAATTACCCAGAATTATACAGTGGATTCTATACTCCTGCACCAGAAAACGAAGTAGTGGAAGCAAATCGTGGTAGAGTATTTTATACATCTACCGATCAAAGCGGTAACTTCCGTGCAGGCGAATTATTCGCTGTAGAACAGGCCACAGGTGTTGTTACTATTTCTGCGGACTTTTTTGATCTAAATGGATTAAGTGAATTACGTCTTGGGGGAATACGTGTAGGCGGATCTGGAGCAGTCGTACGTGAATTTTCTACTGATCCATTGTTTACAGAAGATTCAAATAACGTAGTACCGACCCAGAAAGCAATCAAATCCTATCTGGCCTATAGACTATCTGTTGGCGGTAGCGAAATAGCTGTTACAAGTTTTATAGCAGGAACTATACTAGTAGGTCCAAATCTTATCGACACCACTGCGAATCAAAGCAATATATTCCCAGTACGTACAGACTTTGTTGGACCCACAGTAGGAATTAGAGGAACAATGTTAGCACAATCGATGTTTCATAGATCATTCAGATAAATAATAACGGAGTAGAAAATGGCAGAATTTAAACTAGGTAGAATTAGATTTGTATGGAAAGGCAACTGGAGTGCCGCCACAGTTTATTACATAGATGATGTAATAAGATATGGTGGGCGCACCTATATCTGCGCGGTAGGACATACCTCTGCTGCAGATTTCAACACAGACCTTGAATATAGTC